ACACCTGAACACGTATACCGTCCACCTTTCTGTGTTCTGAACAGTTCAACACCAGAATCTTTGCGTGTGGACAGGTAACGTCCAAGGTACTCCGCTGCCACTTCTGAGATATATGTTCTTCTGCTCTTTCCTCCTTTACCATTGCGGACAAGAAGGATCCGGTTCCGCAAGTCAACATCTGAGATGTCCAGTCCTGTCAGTTCGTTACACCGTACTCCGGAAGACAGGAGTACTTCTATCATTGCTCTCCTTTTCAGGGAATCACATGCACTCCTTATCTTGTCTATCTCAACACTGGAGTAAGGTAGTTTCTCTTTGATCTCACACTTGATGGATCTGATCTTGTCTGTCGGATTCTTTGGTATGATCTCTTCTACCGTCATCCAGTGGAAGAAAGCAGAAATATATGCTCTGTAATTTTCAACAGTTACACTCTGAATACCTTGTGCCTTCTGTTCTGCTAAAAAGTACCTGATGTCATTGGCGGACATATCAGTATACGGTTTCCTCAGGAAGGTGCTCAGTCTGTTACAGACCCAGATATACTGCCGTACTGTTTTCTCTGACTTGCCATCGATCCGGCTGCATGCCACGTACCGTTTCAGGATCTTTTCATTGATGTCTTCATATCTGACGGTCAGACCGGTCTCTCTGGCTGTCACATCATAGTCATCAAGACATGCGATCACACATCTCAGTACTTTTTCTCTGTCTATTTCCGGACAGGATGCACTCAGTTTAAGTTCAATATCACGGATCAGATTATCCTTCATACACCCTCCTATTCTGCCGGGTATATGGTATAATAGACCCGACATCACCCAAGGAACCGGTACCAGACTCCCAATCTACACCGGTTCCGCTTTTTATTGTCTCAAATAAATCCTTGTGTTCTTGCCGTTGACCTTCCTCTGTACTGACTCCAGGTTCAGCATGGAGCATAACTGCCTTGAGAACACCGTCTTACCTATGGCACTCAGTCCATTCTCCTGGCAGAATACCGTGTACTTCCTGTACACATCACCAGTAGGCTCATTGATGATCTCAGCATCCACATCTGTATCCTTCAGGAAGGCCAGCATAGGATTGTTCTCTTCCTCATATTCCTGCATCCTCTGCTTCACTACTGCTGCCTGAGTGAATCCTGCCTTGTGCAGCACTCTGTCCAGTCCTTCCACTCCCAGTCTGATCATGTACTGGACTGACTTCTGTTCCACCACTTTGTACTTCAGGAAGGGATCATAGTCCGGATCCCTCTTGTCAAAGACAGCATTGAATGGAATTATGATTAGTCTGTCCAGGACCGCATTCCCTCTGTCTCTCATCCTTGGTATCTCATTGGCAGAAAAGAGGAGCTTCACATAAGGATCAAAGTCAAAAGGATCATATCCTTTGCGCTCAGCCTTGATCCGGTTGCCTGCCACTACCTTTTTGAACATGGCTACCTGGGATCCCATGAGGAAATCATCTGAGATGTCATCACCGATGTTGGCCAGCTTGCCGGCCATCATGGCAGTGCTGAATCTGTCTCCTACCTCCTTCAGGTCCAGGCTGGACACATTCTCATTGCCAAGAATGGCTTTGATGCAGTCAAGATATGTGGACTTGCCACCTCTCTTGCCTCCGGTCAAAATGAATGCTTTCCTCAGCTCATTCCTCCTGAAGAAGCAGTACCCAATGCACTCTTCCAGAAGTGCTCTCACATCCGGATCCTTGCATGCAATGTTATTCAGCATCTTGTCAGCTGTCTCATCGTAGGCAGCAGGGATGTAGTCCCATGGGATCTGATTGGTGACATATCTGTCCGGACTGAATGGCAGCATCTTCTTATCCACTATGTCCAGCACTCCATTTTTGAAGGCAATGTATCTGGCATCTGCCATCTTCACCTTATCGGCCTTCAGGATCATGTACTCCAGTACTTCCTTCCTCTGAGCCTTCCGGAGATTAGGGATCTCCTCAATCATGGTTCGCTCAATGTAGGCAGCTCCTGGTACGTACACTCCATCCTTGTAGATGTGGAGCTGTCCGGAGATGGTCACCACATGGTGCTCCTGCATCAGCCACACTGCAAACTCATCAAATAGGAATGTTTTCCCATTGAAGAAGACCGGCTTTTCAAAAGCCTCATCCCTTGTGATGGTATCCAGCTCAGACAGTGCCAGCGGATCTGCAAGTACATATTCATTGGCATTGTTAAGGATCCTTGTGATCACCTCCTGGGAGAAGTGATAGGCTGCCTGCAGTCTCTGTATGTACCGGAAGATCTCCTGATTCCTTCCTTCACCATCCTGCATCTGCCACAGATTCACTGTGGTGCCTACTGGCAGCAGTTCTTCCGGCACTTCCTGGTAGTCTTCATCCTCAAAGATGTCATAGTCCGGAGGAAACCTTTCCACACCATGCACCTTCAGTGGGATGTATGTAGATCCGCTGTGGATGTCTCCAACCAGTCCCACTGCCAGCTTCTTGTCAGCTCCTGACTTCAGGTACCTCCTTGTGCACCTCCAGTAGGTGTGGCCACCTTTGGTGGATGGAAGTGCTAAGCACTTCCACTCATTGTCTTCAGCCATCTGCAGGAATGCCTTATACATGCCCTTGTCATCAAAGCTGATGTCAATGATCCCAGGATTGAGGATCCCACCAAAGCAGTCACAACTCTCTACCTCTTCATAGTCAGATATATGGTCTCTGTCCTTAACCTTTTCTGCAGGCCTCTTGCCGGATCCGGATGACTTTCCTTTAACATATGTCTTAAATACTCTGTCATTTCCTTTCCACATAGATAAGACTGCTCCATACATTCTTTCCGCACTTCTCATGCCAGAAGACACAGGTCTTGCGCTTGGTCAATGAGAAGTGCACATCTGTCAGATCCTCCTCTGACTTGATCTCCTTGCCACATCCGGCACACAGTGCAGTGGCTGCTGTGGTCCTTCCTTTGGCATCATATGCAGTGCACTTGCCATACTTCAGGATCATCTTCTTAGTGTCTTTACTGGCCAATTCCAAATCCCTCCAATCTTCTCTTTGCGTAGTCTATGTACCATTGCCTGTCCAGCTTCTCCGGACACTTTGCGTCCGTGATGTCATCATTGACGACAAAGCACTTATCCGGTGTCTTGCCAAACTTGGCTTCCTGGTAGGTTCCATCTGTCAGCGTCCGGCACTTCAGGAGCCTGCCATCCTTTGGATCTTTGCTGGCAAAGACCCGGTAGGCTTTGTTGTAGGACCGCTGCCGTTCACTGTATACTAGTTTCTTGCCGGCCTTCTTGCCCTTCTTGTCATACTTCTGCTCATGGTAAGACGTACCATGTTCACGCTCCACATAGTCATAGGCATCTGAGAGTTTTACAATGGACTGGAACTCAATCAGCCGGTCACACTTATTGATGGTCTCCTCCACCGGAGTCTTGTGCACCATGTACTCCACCAGAGCTGTATTGAGTATTGGCAGATTGTAGTCTATTGGTGACAGCTCCTTCAGGTAGTCACCCTTCCTCTCCACCTTGCCATCCTCATCTATCCACAGATAGTTATTAACATCCTTCTGATAGATCTCACTGATCACATCCAGTCCCAGGAGGATGCTGCACAGCTCTGTGCTGCACCTCTGCTCCCATTCCCAGCAGATGTCATCCACCTGGTCAAAAGCCTCATCAGTGTCCGGGATCCGGATGATCAGGCCATCAGTATTTGACTGGATCAGCTCAAATCCCTCTACCACTTCCAGATGCTCTATCAGATCCAGCAGCATCAGCTGACCATTGATGCACATGCAGTTATTGTTCCTGGGATCATAGGCCGGATTGGTCTTATCCTTCATGGCTCCTGACAGTGCATTGAGCAGCTTCTTGTATGGTGCCTGCTCCTTCTTCTTGCCTGCCTTCTTCAGTGCCATTCTGGTGTCATAGACCTTCTTGTAGTTGTCATTCCTGGCTGATCTTGTGACCAGTCCATGTGCAATCAGCATGGAAGGATAGTAGGATCCCACATCAACATGGAGCAGGAGTCCTGTCATGTGCACTGGTGTGTTCTCAATGTCCTTATCTCCGTTCTTCTTGATCTTGATGATGCCTATAGCACCATGAAGGCCGCCAAAGCCAAACTTATGAGGCACACCGGCCACCTCTGTGATCAGTTCCTGGCTGTACCATGCTCTCCTCTTCAGATCATAGGCCCTGCTGTGGTCAGGATCCTGTGGTGCAGTCTTCTTCAGTGACTGAAACCAGTCCATGACATATCTGTACTTCTTCAGCCGGATGCAGGGGAGGAAGAAGTAATCAAACTCATCTGTGTATTCCTGCTTCCTGCACTCCAGTACCTTTGCAGTGATCCTTGCCTCTGTATCACCAATACAGGAGAGATCCAGTCCGAAGGCATTCACAATACCAAGCTGAGCTTCAAACTCTGCATATCTGTGGAAGAAGACTTCAATGGTCTCATGCACATCATGCCTGCAGTAAAAGATGGTCTGCTGGATCTCTTCCTTGGTCAGCTTCCGGTCAATGTCAAAAGGTACTGATGTCTCTTTGATGTTGTGTCCCATGAATCCCTCCAAGGCCTTCAGGCCTACAGGAGGATTAGGCATCACATCATAGTTGTTAAACTGTACATCTCGGAGCAGTGTAGAGAATTGCCATGGCTCATTCTTTTTTACTATGATCCAGTCATTCATCTCTTTGGCATCCAGTCCGGACAGGATGGCCTTCTGGATCCACCGGTCATAGTGCCGGCTGTTGTATCCCACCCAGATGTCATTCCAGTGATCATCAAGATATTCCTGAAGCTGATCCTCATCATTGTGGATCACTGTCTCTATCTCATGATCAGCAGTGAGATCTGTCAGCACTACTAACCAGTCATATCTGAATACTTCATAGTCATAAAAGACCATTTCATCCTCCTGGTATGGATCACAGTACCGGCCCTTCCGGCACTGTGATCTCTGTGCTCAGTCATCCTTCATATACACCAAGGATCTCCCAAGTGTGATTGGTATAGTGCTGTCCTTTGCTGTTTGTCTTCTTGCTGACAGTGGTGGTGTAGTTGAGATCATAGGACAGCTCCTCCACGATCTCTGCAGCATCTGCCAGGAAATCCTCCACCACAGACTGGTCATCATCAAACTTGTTAAGGATCACTGCGATCTGAGCGGATGTCAGATCCTCATCATCCAGCAGATCAGCCAGGAGGATGGCAGTAGAATTGATACCATGCTCAAAGTGCTCATCAAAGGTGCCATTGTAAAAGATCCTGCTGTTCTTGAAGTCACCCTCTGTGATCTTGAACCACAGCGTGATCTGTGCATCACCCCAGGATGTCTCTCCCAGCTCCAGCTTATCCACCACCACATGGTACTCACCTGCAGGTACTTCCTTGTACCTGTTCCTGCTCTCCTTCTGCTCATCCATGGCCTTCTGGATGGCCTGTGCTTCCTTTGCGCTTACCTTCTTGCCGTACTTTTCACTAAGTTTGCTCATATTAGTCCCTTGCCTTTCTCACTCTTCTGGTGCGTTTCTTGCCTGTTGCGATCTCAGCAGATCCCTTTACAAATTCATCCTTGGTGATCTCCTTGCCACCTTCCGGAGGATATTCACCTGCATGCTTCATGATGTAGTTGCCATCCTTCTCAATGAAGTAGTACTTATCCTCTGTCAGCTTCTTGTCTTCCTCAGAGAATGGAAGCTCCTCAGATCCATCCGGAGTCTCCGGAGGATTTACATAATCCTCAATGGACTCCTCTCTCTTCTTTCTGGATCTCGGCCTCCTCCTGGCCGGCTCCTCTTCTTTCTTCTCCTGTTCTTCAGCCTCCTGTCTGTCCAGCTCAGCAGGATCATCATCCTCAGGTGCACCGGCATAAGAGTCCGGATCCGCTGTATCATCCAGGAGGAAGAGGCCATTGAGTGCATACTTCCTTGCATATGTGGAAGCAGCTCCTGTCAGCTGACTCTCATCTGATTTTTTCCTCTCCAGCTGTTCCCGTGCCCATGCAGAGACAGCAATGTATCTGTCTGACTCCAGATCCAGCAGGGATGCAGTGGCCTTTACATAATACCGGTCACCGATCTGCACCAGATCATCATGGAGGATCAGCACTGCCTTGTTCTTGTCTGCCAGTGGCTTGACCTTCTCCAGGATCATGTCAACCGTCCTGTACTTATATCCACCAAATTTGTTATTGGCACTCTTTGGCACCTTCAGCTCCAGCTGGATCTTCAGCAGTTTCTCATTAATATCCATCAGTCTTCCTCCTTAATAGGCAGTTCCTTGCCTTCAATGAACTGTGCTGCCCAGAAATCTGCAAAATGCAGGCAGGTCTGCAGTGGCTCCTCATGATTCTTCAGGTCATAGGCCAGTGATCCATACATACCATCATGGTAGAAAATTGCATGCTCCTCTTCCTCTGTCAGATCAATATATCTGGTGGCCAGCTCCACTGATCTGAGCGGATGGTCAATGTGGCACAGATCCTTATTGATGCTGTAAGGCTTGCTGTCAGATCTCTTGTACTTCTGGACAGGATCCGCTTTGGTAGGCCTTCCATCCTTCACCAGATTCTCAGCATAATAAGGCATACCTGCTCTTCCGCATTTGCCAAGATCATGGAGTCCTGCTGCAATCCGGAGACTGTTCCTGTACTCCTTGTAATTCTGGCCAAACAGCATCTTTCCAAACTTCTCAGCCAGCATCATGACATTGGAAGTGTGGACCACCAGTCCACCTTCACAGCAGAGATGGTTACCTCCGGATGCCGGAGCAGTAAAGAAGCCAATCTCTTCCATGTATGCCAGCAGCTTATTCATTCCAGGTCTCTTGGTGGCCTTCAGATTCTTGATCACATAGGCCTTTGATTCTTCAATAGTAAGCATTTGATCCCTCCTTTAACGCTATGATCAGTTTCTTAAATTTTTCAAATCCTTCCGGATACAGGAGGATTCCGAGTCCACAGGCCTCCTTGATCCGTCTCAGTTCCACCTTCTGAAGTTCTGACGGTCTTCCTGTTGGTGCTTTCAGTTCCACACCAAGGAAGTGACCGTTGCAGCAGATCAGCAGATCCGGCACCCCGGCCCTGGTGAACCCACCGCCGGCCCAGTATTTCACGTACCAGCACCCCTGCTGCTTTAGGAATGCCTTTACTTTATTTTCAAATTCCTTTTCCGCTGCCATCTCAAGTGCCTCCTCTTCATCAACTCTGCTGTAACTTCTGGATGCCACCACCAGGCATGAATACATGACCAGAGTTATGAGGAAGAGGAGCAGCAGCACTATTGCTATCACTGGTTTCATCTGTTCTCCTCAGTCAAACACTCCGTTTGCTACCATCACCAGGATGGTCCATGTCAATGACACGAGCGTCAGAGGAAGCCACACTCTGAGATCACCATCATAGGTGTCCATGCACATGATCAGGATCACTGCCATCACAGCTGTGATCACCTTCAGCACTGCCACCCGGATCTTATTGAAAGTCCTGTTTGAATAATGCATCTGTGTAGTCCCTCCTCATCTTTAGTGCCTGCAGTATCTTCTCCTCAATGGATCCCTTGCAGACTGGTATGTAATAAAAGCAGGTCTGATCCTGACCTATCCTGTGGATCCTCTTCCTGGACTGCTCAAACAGCTCTGAGCTTTCCGGAAGTGTGTAGTAGATGATCCTTCTTGCCTTCTGCAGATTCAGTCCATGTGCTCCTGCCTGGTACTGGATCAGTGTGATGCTGTCTGAATGCTCCTCATATGCCCTCAGGTCCTTGGTGGATCCGTTCACTATGGACACCGGCCTGTCACCGCACAGCTTCCGGAGCATTTCCATCTCAGCAGTAAAGTTGTAAAATATGATCAGCCGGTCTTCTGTGGAGTCGATCAGGTCAGCCACT